TATTATTATTTCGACATTCAACCCTATTATAACTTTTATTTGCTCCTCACTTAATGAATGTGAACCAAGTGCAACAACAGTTTCATCTAATCTACTATGACGTTTAAGCACCGATTTTTCAGATTCCGCAATTACTATCAGATTTGCCTCTTGTATGCTTTTATAATTTTCTTGTAATCCATATAAATTTAAAGATTTTGAATAAGGTTTAAGAGGATAGTATTTAGGAATATCAAGTAAATCAAAATTGATAACCGTAGTTCTTCCAATAATACCAATATAATCATCCTCTTCTCCTGACCAATATCTTACTGGTATTACGATTCTTTTATACTTGTAACTGTATCCAATATTGAATTTTTTACGGGTAAATTCCATAATACCATCTTCTTTAACCCAATCTATATGTAAAACAGGATCATATTCTTCAATAATTGTACTATCATAAATTTCAATATCACTTATATTAACTCTGTTTCTTTTTCGTTTAACCTTTTTAAAAATTTCTAATGGATCAATTTTATCTTCTTGTTTATTTTTTGTCTTTTTATATTGATATTTTAATCCGAATAGTTTATGCAGATATTTGTTTGCTTCAACAAAAGAAATATTTTTAATATGCATTACAAGCGTTATAATATCACCACGAATAATTTCACCACCTGATTGAAATATCTTAACTTTTAAAGTGTCTTTTTTAATCGCAACACTTGTTTTACTTTTATGTCCAGGTAAACCACATCTATATTCAGTAGAATATTCTTTAAATCCATGACAATCTAAATCATCAAGAATCTTTTGTATTAAATTTTGATCTATAATATATTGAATAAGTTCTATTGCTGTCACATTAAATATCACCTACCTACCAATCAAGTGGAATTTTTACTATCCCAATTTCTTTATATACGTTTGTTGCCAAATCATTTTCTGCTACTATTTGAAATTCGTTAGTAGATCCGAACCTATTTTTAGTTATAAATATAATAGTATAATGTTTATTTTTATCAAGTTTAAAAGGAATACGTGTTAATTTATTCTTCCCTTCTAACCGATAACATTTTAACTCATTTTTCTCACCTTCATATTCATCATCAAATGGTTTTCTAATCATTAAATTAGTTGACGCAACATCTACTATATTTTTAGCAATTCCAATTGCATCATTAGTATAATATCTTTTTGTTGTTGCAGCTTTACCTAATTGATATGTGATCCATATATGAACGTTACGACCTGCTGGTTTAATTGCATCGTATATTTCAACTGAGTCCTTGGTCATTTCTTGCCATTGCAAATCACTTTTAGCATCCGAAGATACTTTCATTGTATCTAAAATGAAATATTTGCATCCTAAAGAAGAGTATTTTTTAATAGTTTTTATTGCTAATTTTGATGTATATTTTTGAAAAGGTATAATAGTTATATTTCTATTTTCTTTCTTTTCTTCAATCCAATCTGCACATTTTTTTAATAATTCCCATTGTTCTTCTGTAAATTTTCCATCACGTAAAACATATTTTTTTAATTCTTTTTTAAATATATTATTCGCAACCCATATTATTAATTCTCTTCTCCATTTAGAAACATCTTCTTCATTTATCATAATACAAACTTTTTCATTATATTGAAGTATTTGAGGTAAAATAAGTTCTATAGTTAATGTTGTTTTTCCTTCCCCACTTAATGCTCCTAGCATAGTGATATGTCCTTGTAAATTACCTCCAATCTCTTTATTAAGTATTGGAGAATTATATAAAGGCATACCAACATTTTCACCTTTATCTAATTTCTCTAACAACTTATGTATATCTTCACAAAGATTATAACTTCGTACATCATCCTCAACGTTAATAAATACATGATTTAATTGTGCTTCAAATAAATTATAAATATCTTCTGCGCTCATATCTACAAAATCTTTAATTCTATCATGTACCGGAAATCTTCTTGCAAGCAATTGTAAAACTGCATTCCATTTATTTAATTCATTAACATAACCATCGATATTCTCAATATTTATATACTCTTTAGCCTTATCGATGGTATCATAACCACCATATTCATCATACTTTTGTTTTAATTTAGGATGTTTTTCAAGATATAAACCTACAGTAATATCATCTAATGTTTTCTTTGTTTCTTTTACAATAATGTCATAACCAATAATGAAAAATACTTTCCAGATATTATTACTAAAACTTTTTAAATTTAATTTGTCATATGTATAATAAAAATCAGGATTAGACCATAAAATTGCCACTATATTAGCCTCACAAGCTAACTTATATTCTTTAACTATTTTAGTGCTTTTAATTAATTCAATCTCTAATGGAGTTAAATCTTTCTTCTTTTCAGTCATTTGCCACCACCATTACCATAAATCATCTAATTCCTTAATTGACTTATTGTTTCTATTTTTATTTTTATATTCTGCTCCTTCATGAATTATATTTTTAAGATCAATTTTTTCAATTTTTTCTTCTGACTTTACTTTTTGATTTAATCTTGTCACAACGTCATTAATATCTTTTTCAACTATCAGCATTATTGTATTAAATTTATGTTGTTCATTTTTAAAGTTTGGAGATTTTATTATTTCTTTTAATTTTACTTTATTTATTTTGAAAGTATACAAAATTTGTTGATATGTATATTTACCCATTGATTTAACATTATTATTTGCTATAAATTTTCCATCTGCCAAACCTTTAAGTCTTAATATCATATATCTAGGCAATGCTTGATCATTATATTCAAATATTTCTTCTTTAATATACTTATATAACTCATTAAAACTATCTTTTTCTTCTTGTGTCATTTTTGCTATTGTATATTCACCTACTTTAAATAATAAGAGGGGATATACCCCTCTATTTTATTTTTAATTAAGCTAATTCTTTAACGTATTCTATAAGTTCCTGTAGTTTATTAATATCAGCAGAATCTAATTCTTTTGCTGATAATTCTAATTCTTTCATTTTCTTAGTTACCTTAGAAACTTTACTTTTATCTTCTCTCATTGTTACCATTGTTATTTTAAATTCTTCTATTAATTTTTCTCTTAATTCTATTTCGTTCTTTGCATCAATTTCTGCCTTTTTTCTTGCTGTATTTTCTTCTATAATTTTTTCCTTTTCTTCTTCTTGAATTTTCTTTGTTTCATCTATTGATTTTGCATCAAGATTTTTTTCATATTCTTTTTTAATAGCATCTTCTAGAGCATGAATTAAAGAATCTGCATCAAGTGGAATTTCTTCTATTATATTTTCAAACCTACAACCACTATCAAGAGCCATATTATCATCTCTAAACTTAATCTTTCTAGTTTCTTCAGTTATTTTATTTATTGTTTCATCTTTTTTAGTAACAATATTTTTCTTACCAGTTTTCTCAGTTATAATAGTTCTATCGTAATAAGCAAGACCTAAAAAATGCATTTTTTTCTTTAAAAGATTAAAATAAACTCTTTCAACATCCGATGTTAATGTTTGGTATGTAGTACCCGTTGCAATATCAGTAATTTCTTTATTCTTGACATGACCAATAATTATCATTTTAACCCCGATTTTATCTAATCGAACCATTACGTCAAACATTAATTCAAATGCTTTCTTTTGACCTTTTTGAAAACCATTCCAAGCACCATCTATTGAATCAGCTTTTTTATCTGGATGATCTTTATTCCATAAACGAATTGCTTCTTCTTCTGCTAATTTAATCCAGCCATCATATGTATCGGCAACAATCACTCTTAAATCTGCATAATCTGTATTTTTATTATATTCAATATCTTCAACAATTTCTTCTAAATCCGACCATTCATCAACATCTTCATATATAATACCGCTTATTGCATCTGCTCCAGCTTCTCCAGCCATTTCTAAAAATATATATCCCTTTTCTCCAACAAGTTTTTCAAGCATTTCTTTAATGACAGTAGTTTTGCCAATTTTGGGTTCTCCTAATAAGCATATATTATAAGCTAATGGATCAATCTTAATTACATTTTTCTTTCCGAATTTTCTACTCAACTTTTTCACCTTTCTTTTATTTATTTTAATAATATAATTAAGAAGGGAATAATCCCTCCTTAATTATTAAAATGGAACTTCATCGTCACTTAGTAATGCATCTAAATCATCTAAACTATATTCTTTTGATTCATTATCGTCATTATCATTAGAATTTGTAGCTTTTTCATTACTATCTTCATCTTCGTCAATTAACTGACTTAAAAATACCAAATCATCAAATTTATACTTATCATCTGTTCTAACAATAACAGGTTTCTTATCGTCACCTTCACCAACAATTCTAATAACTGGCTTCTTAATAACCATTTTCTTTTCTCTTGTATTTCCTACTGCACACTTAGCAAGCGCTTCTTCTTCAGTATATGCTCCAAGTTCAATTAATTCTTTAATATCATCTGGTACATCATCAATAGTAATATTAATTTTTGCCTGACCTTCTATAATATCTCCTTCAACTAACAATTCATTAATATTATCTTTCTTTGCTTTAAAAAGTTTATTAACAAGCTTTGTACCCTTTTCTAATTCATCAGGAGAAATTTCAAACTGAAACATTTTTGGAAATGCTACATTTTGTTTTATTTCTTGTTTGTTTTCTCCATATTTTCCAACGTAATCCACAACATATGCATTAATTGGAAATGAACTCGATTCCTTATCATATTTATCAAGACTATCTTTGTCAATAAGAATAGTCTGTTGGAAAGTTGCTGAATACTTAGAAGGATCATCTGCCTTAGAAAGAAATACAGAAGTTACTTCTTTTTTAATTTGAGTATTTCCTTGATAAGATGAATACTTCAAATTACCTTTAACGTTTATTACCGTACCTTCTTCAAGATTTTCTTTAATATATTCGATTGCATCATAAGCAGATAAAAATTTCTTTGCAAAAGTTTTTCCTTTATTATCTTTTTCAAGACCTATAGTAATAAAACACTGATTACCAATTTCTCCAAGAACATCTTCATCAAACCTATCATCCCAATCAATAGTAAATCTATTTTCATAATCATCTATTTCTTTACCATTATCATTTTCTTTTTTACCATGCACGTAAATGACAGAATCACTTACACTACTATATCCACCCATAAGATCACAATAAACAGTATTGCCATTACCACAATCTACACCAAGATTCATTGCATTATATACCCAATTTGATGCAGATTCTTCGTCAATTTTAAAAGTATAATCGTTTATTTTTGCCTCACCGATTAACTGAAATG